TTGATGGTGTATTCCGAGAAAATACTGATAAAAAGGGTACTGGTACAATCACATACACTGATGGTACTGTATTAAACTTTGTTAAAAATGCTTTTGACCATACTGATGCAATAGTTAAGAAAGTATTGAAAACTGACAAATACAAATATGTATCCCCATTTGATGTAGCTAAAGCTCAAGGTAAAACTTTGGATGAACGTTGCTACGTTCCTGGTAAACTTGGTGGTTTAATGGAATCTGAAGTTCAAGAAACTGCTGTCGCTATTAAAATCACTTATGGTCCAACTGAAAACCTTACAGTAGAAGATAAACGTGCTACTGCAATTGAAGTATTAGTTGATGATGAAGGTAATCTTCATGGTGATGCTGATGACTACAATACTCTTAAAGGTTCTGGTTACTATGTAGTACAAAAACCTGAAGAGTTATTGGCTGAGCATCCAGAAATTATTAAACAATATAAAGACGCTGTTGTTCGTCTAACTAAAACTCAAATCAAAGAAGTAAAATCTGATAAAGAAGGTTTCATTGAAATCGTTTACTCCGATGATACTGTAGTTAAATTTGATAAAGCTGGTAAAATTGTTTCTGATGGTCGTTCCGCAGAACCTGAAAAACCATATGAAGATTTCGCTGATACTTTGAAAGCTAAGATCATTGAAAATCTTAATACAACTACTGTAGATGAAAATGGTAAAGAAGTTAAAGATGTTAATAAAATTGCTATCACTGACTCCAGTGAAGTTGGCACTGGTAAATATACATTTAACTTCGCTGACGGTTCTAATGTAATTGCATTGAATGGTCGTATCATCTCTGATACTCGTTCTTTCGGTCGTAGATACCAATCTGTATATACAGAAATGATCTACAAATATACTGAACTTCTTGATGTAGCAACTGACTACTTCCATGAAGATCCTGAGTTAACAGAAGCTGAACAACGTCGTGCTGCTTCTCTTAAGATTATGAACTTACCTCGTAACTTGCTTGAAAAATATACAGCTAACCGTGCTATGAAACAAGCTCGTGTAGGTCATTCTCAAAACTCTGCTAACTCTCTTGGTATCAGAACTACTACTGATCGCATCATGGAATCCTTGATGGCTCAAAAATGGTCTCCTAACGACAAATAATATCTAGAGGAAGGTCTTAATGACCTTCCTCAATATTTTTCAACATTATGGTAATTTAATATAATATTTTTACTCATGGAGGTAATTAAATGGCAATAGACAATGTAATTGACCCTACTAATTGTAATCCTTACTCTACTGCTAGTGGCGACAATAAACGTGCTTGTCCTAAAGCTAATATGGTAGACATTAAAGCTGAGATCCGTAGATCTCTATTAATCTCTTTCGTATTCTCTAATCCAGATGATAACTATAAAGTTCTTCTCTCTGAAGGTGCTAAAGAAATCTGGGAAATTGATTATGTAAAAGATGGTGAATTGAAACGTGCTGCTGGTAAAGTACGTAACTTCGAGTACTGGACTAATAAACACATTGGTCTTTCTACTTACTCTGCTAATGGTGTAATTCAACGTGATGAAAAGATCGTTGTTAAATTCGATGCTTCTATCGACTTCAAAAACCAACTTCTTTCCATTGACGTTCGTAACATCCGTGGTTTGAAACCAGCTGGTGTAATTGAAGATTCTGAATTGAGTCAAGATTCTGCAGCTAACTTCATTAAAGTATCTAAGAATGCTTACAACTTCATTAAAGTTGCATATCCTAAAGAATACTCTACAATGACTAAATTAGACAATACTTTGAATACTGATGACACTGAATATACAGATTATATGTTTGATGGTGCATTGGCATTGAATGAATTGGCTCCATTGAATATGAAGAAAGTTAAATCTGCAAACTATATGTTTAGAGATAATCAAAACTTACGTCAAGTTCAATTGACTACATCTGATGCATTAGCATCCACAAAAGGTATGTTTGAAGGTTGTTCCAAATTGGAACAAGTTGAAATCAGTACTCATGGTGTACAAAATGCTGAAGCTATGTTTAAAGGTTGTCAAGCATTGAAAGCATTAAAATTAGATGTATCTTCTTTGACTACAACAAAAGAAATGTTTAAAGATGCTACTGCATTGGCAACTCTCCGTGTAACTGGTAAATTAAACACTGGTCTTGATTTGACTAACTGTCCATTAGACCAAGATTCTATCGCATCTGTATTGAATTCTTTGAATGATAATGGTCCTGATGAAGATAAAGAAGTTCGTTTCAGAAATGAAACTGTTGCTGGTACATTGAAAGCTACTTTCGATGGTGCAACTACTGCAGGCTGGGTAATCTCTGGTCTTACTTTCACTGAAACTCATGCAGATAAAGAAGATGAAAACTTAGGTAAAGATTTAGTTGATGCATACGAGGATGGTAGAGACAATGGACCTACTCATGAAGAAACTCACACTGAAACTCCTAACAATTCTGAAACACATACTGAACAACCAGCTACACCTGGTACTACAGAAACTCATGAAACTTCCACCGTAACTCCAGTTGAACCAGCTCATGAAGAAACACATACAGCTGAACCTACTCATGAAGAAACTCCAGCTCCTAGTACAGAAGAACATCATGAAGCTACTCCTAGCACTGGTGAAACTACAGTAACTCCAGCTCCTGCTACTCATGAAGAAGCTCATACCGAACAACCAGCTGCTCCTGCTACAGAAGAACATCATGAAGTTACTCCTAGCGCTGAAACTACAGTAACTGCTGGTACTACAGAAGAAACTCACAATGTTGAACCAGCTCATGAAGAAACTCACACTGAAACAGCTCCTGCTACTCCAAGTACTGGTGAATCTACAGTAACTACTGAACAACCAGCTACTACTGGTGAAACAGAAACTCATACTACTGAACCAGCTCATGAAGAAACTCACACTGAAGTAACTCCTGCTCCTGCAACTACAGGTGAAACTGTTGCAGTAACTCCTAGCACTTCTGAAACACATACTGAACAACCAGCCCCTGTAACTCATGAAGAAACTACTGTAGCTACTACAACTCCTGCTGCTACTCCTAGTACTGAAACTACTACAGTAACTACTCCTGAAGCAGCTCCAGTAGCTGGTACTACAGAAGAAACTCACACAGCTGAACCAGCTCATGAAGAAGCACATACTGAAGCAACTCCTGCTACTCCGGCTACTACTGGAAATACAGCTTCCTCTACAGCTACAAATTCTGAAAGTGAAGAAGAATTAGACCCTAATATGATGCTTAACGCTTATAACGAAGGTGCAAACTAATAATTTGGGAAATATTCTCAGCCCTAATTTTTCGAAACATATTAGTAGCGAGCATAATGTTTGTTCGTTAGAATAATATTTTGAAAGGAGAAATCAATAATGGCTCTTTCTATTCAAGCCCAATTGAAAAAAGTATTGGCACCTTTTGCAAAAGCAGTTGGTGTTGATATTAAAAAATTAAAAGACAGTAAACAAGATAAACTTAAAGCTGGTGCTAACATCCAAATTACTGAAGACGGTACAATCTCCGCTACAGGTTCTGGCGAAGCTGCTGATTTAAGTGCTTATTCTACTACTGAACAAGTTACAACTTTAATTGATGGTAAAGTTGCTGGATTAGTTAAAACTGACGCTTTAGATACTAAATTAGCTAACTATGCTACCAATGCTGCTGTACTAACTCAATTAGAAGGTTATGCTAAAACTACAGAAGTTCAACCTAAATTGACTGCTGGTGAAGGCGTAGCTATCTCTGAAGCTGGTGTAATCAGTGCAACTGTTGCTGCTCCTGATTTGACAGGTTATGTAAAAACTGAAGCTTTGGAAACTGCTTTAGATCTTGGTGATCTTAATTTAGTTGCTGAATATGAAGCTGGTAAAACAGGTGTTGAACCTGCTGCTGCTTCTACAACAGAAACTGCAACTCCTGGTGTAGCTCCACAAGCTTAATCCAATAAAATTGAATATACAATAAAGTAATACTAATGAGAGATGATCATTATGATCATCTCTCCTTTATTTAAATTTCTGAAAGGAGAAATCTAAACATGGCTGAATTTAAAAAAGCTATTGAGAAAACTCTTAAACCTTTTGCCCGTAAAGTAGGTTCTGATATTAAAGGTATTGAATCTAAAGTATTTGCTGGCAAACCAATTAACGTAGTAGAATTCGGTATTGATAATACTGGTGCTACTGATGTAACTGCAAAGTTAAATGAGTTATTTAAAAAAGTCCATGCTGAAGACTATACTGAAATAATCTTCCCTGATGGTACATATAAGATTTCTGGTCCAGTTAATGTAACTGCCCCAAGTGATCGTAAGAAATATGTATATATCCATGCTCAAAATAGATATAAAGCTAAAATTGAAATGCATGGTACTAGAGAAACTACATCTGACGGATATAGTATCTATACAGGATTCCAATTACAACCAGAAAACTTTGAAGCAACTACAACTCGTGGTTATAATGTACGTTTTGACGGATTTGTAATCGAAGGTCATGAACTTCCTGCAGACGAAACTAACCAACAAGCATCCACTTCTATTTATGCTATTATGTCTTCACAAGAAAGTCATGATAATTTCAATATTAGTGAGTATAAGTTATATAACTTTACTTGTACTAATATGGAATTCATTAATACCTATTATACTATTAACTTAAACTATAATATTTTTGATGCTGATTTAAGAAATATCTATATTAATGGTGCAGAGTATCCATTAGATCTTAGTTCTAGTTATTCCAATAATAACTCTTTAGATAATATCACTATTAAGAACTGTAAGAATGGCACAAATGTCAGTGTTAAATGTAGTGTTAAGAATATCGATATCATTTATGATAATGAATCTATCTTTGCTAATAATAACATGCCTAGTCATTTATTTAGTCCATATTTGATGTCAAATGTATCCATTAAAGGATTCTATAATATTGCTGCGGGTATGTCTGTTCTAACAATTAGTACTCAATCAAGTACAATATCTGATATTAGATTAGATTTGAAACCTATTAGTGTTGATAGTGTATATCAATATGAAAGTTATGTACCTTCATTTATCGATTTCAGTCAATCTAGCTCTGAATCTGGATTGGTTAATGTATCTGATGTTACATTTGAAAAGTTTGAAGAAAACTTTGCTAGTGTATTTGAAAAAGTATCTAAATTTGCATTCTTTAACACTAGTATTCCTTTATCGTTACATAATGTATCTGAATCTGATCATTTAAAATTCTTTACTGAAAAAGCTATAAATGTCACTTATGAAAAGTCTGGTTCTTATAATCTAAATTATAATACCAAGAATGAATCTTATAAACCAAGACCATATCTTGGTACTGACCGTAATATGAATGGTACAGATCAAGCATTAGATAGTATATTTGGTGCAATCTATTTAGCATCTTCTAAAGGTACTCCATTAACTGGTACTAAAGGTGAGGATTTCTCTGAAAATACTGCTGGTGTTAGAGGTGATATCTTTACCGAATTAGAACCAGACAAGAATGGTCACTTTGCATATGTATCTACATATGAAAATACTACAGATTCAACTAGTTATAATAGAATAGAAGGGTCACCAATAACTTCTCTTACATATAATTCAGATGATAAGACATATACTGCTACATTTACAGAATTGCCAAAATTTAAAAATGGCACTATGGCTAATAAGATAGTTAATGTTGGAAGTATACTAGAAAATCTAGAATCTGGATCAATTGAATTTGAAATCACTGCAGTAAATGAAGATGCTAAAACTCTTACATTAAAACCTTATGAAGAAAATAAACAAGGATATGCTTTTCCATACACTATTGATGCTACTGGTACTACTGGTGATCCTGTATTTGCAAATGGATTTAAAATAAAACCACGTAAAGTTAATCGTATGAAAAATATGACATACGTAACTGTACCAATTATTCATTCTGGAGCTACCGAAAACCGTCCAACTGAGCACTTAGTTGTCGGTCAAATGTATTTTGACACTACTGTAGGTGCACCTGTATTCTGGAATGGTACAGAATGGATTCAAGGTAATAATGGCGGTGGTTCTTCTGTAAATACTTCTAATTTAGTAACTAAAGAAGAATTACATGATGCTATTGCTGCAATTCCAGCAGGGTCTGGCAGTTCAGTAGATACATCTAACTTAGCTACTAAAGCTGAATTGGCTGCTATCCCAGCTAATAATGTAACTCAAGATGATAACCATTACTTCGTAACTAAATACCAAAACAAGAAACTTCAAGACCTTTATAATAAAGGTGAAATGGATACCAAGTTTGCTACTAAAACTGATGTAACTAACGCAATTGCTGCTATTCCAGCTGCAACTCCTGTAGATACTTCTAACTTTGTAACTAAACAAGAACTTGATGCTACATTGAATGCAATTAATGAAAAACTTAAACAAATCCATGGAGGTAACTAATAATGCCAGATACTTCTAATGAAATTATCCAAACCCTAGAAGCTATTCATAACGATATTAAAGCTGCTAAGGATACACTAAAAGAAAATAACGTAGCGTTGGAATCCAACGCTACTTCTACTTTAAGTACAGAGATTAATAAGATTCCTACTGCTATTAAAGAGTCTGATACTCTTATTGGATTTAATAATGGTTCAATGTCAATGAGTGGTGGCTTCTTATATAAAACCAATGAGTATAGTCTTTCTCCAGAAACAGCAACTGTGATGAAAACTGAAGATGGCGTATATACTATCCCAGAAGGTAAATCATTAAATATGCCATTCATTAATAAAATCCCTTATGCTACAAATTTACCAAAAAATAATGATTATACTTTAAAATATAATGGGTATTCATATTATGAAGATTTATTTAAGCATTTATATGAAGACTATATGATCAATAATTGCTTGGTTAATAATCATAATAATATAACTAGCGGAAATAAACTTAAATATTTATATATTAAAAGTATTGAAACTAATGTATATGAAGAAAATACAAAAACTTTAAATACTAGTACATTTGTTATGCCAGGTATTGTACCTAAAATATTCTTTAATGAAAAAGAAGTTAATAGAGTAAAATGTGGAACTTTTGTATTATCATTTAATTATAATATACCTGAAGTTGAATGTGGTTCTTTGGAATTAAATCTTGATACAATTCCAACTTTAGCTAATTTATTCCCATCTCAATCAGAAAATGGTGGTGGATTTGGCGATGATTCTGCTAATTATATAGCACGTCTAGAACAAAATGAACCATATTTAAAAATTATAATGAAAGATATTGATTTTGTATATAGATCGTTAACTTTATCAAGCTCTCAGAATGCTATTAGTTTACATTCTAGAGAAGGAGTTAGATGTAGTGGAGACCCTCAACGTAGTAAAATTGGTATATATGTAGATGATACTAAAGAAGAAAATCTTAAAAAATTAGATAATGTATATGTATTATTAAGTGTATTACGATTCTTTACGGTATATAATTTAGATGGCACTAAATGCTATAGTGCTAAAACCAAAAAATTTATACCAAAAGAAGAATATATGTCAGATAATTATCCTATCGATTATGATAATTTAGATCTTTCTCCATATCATTCATATGACGAATTTTTAGCATATAATAGAAATATGATCTATACTGATAATATTGGAGAGAATAGAACTATAAAATTTAAAAGAGAAGTATATGATACAGAGAAATTTAATTTTGACGATAAATTAAATAGATATCATATGACAGATTCAGGATTAGAAACGTCTCAACTGGATAAAGGTTCTAATGCTTTAATATTAAATCCTAATGCTGAAAAATATGAAATATATATATTTAACTATTATCCAAATATAATTTCTTTAGCATTAGGTAAGTTAAGTAAAAGTGATTATACATTCAAATTTTCTGCTGAAGATAACCTTTTAACTAGAGGATCTAATGCAGTTACAACTATGCCATTTTTGTCATCATGTTTATTAGCTGGACCATATAATACAATGGGATATGGCGTATTTACAACATTAGGTAGTGGTAATAAAATATTATTTACTAATGCTTATGTAACTTCACGTGGTTCTGAAAGTATAATGACACTATTAAATAGTACAGATTATAATAAAATTGGATTATTATTAGCTGCACCATATGATACTAAATTTATACCTTATGCTGGTAATCCTGAAACAGATTATGCAGTTGCCGCTGAATTGGATGAATGCCCATTAGTATATAATAAGTATATTAAATCAATAACACTTACTGAAAATTCTAAAGCTTATATTACTACTCAATGGTTTAATAAGCCATATTTACTATCTTATAGATGGAATAGTACTTTAAATAAAGTATTTGCAGCAGATATTCCATCAGAGCCTATGAAGTTTATATTCCATAAAACTACTAAGCTATCTGGAATAGAAAATATGTTTGCATTAGGTATTGATACACAAGTAGCACTTGGTCCATATACAACAGATGAGTCTGCTAAATATTGGGATAAATTTATAAATATTTTAGTACCAGAAGATTATCCAGATCTAGGTACTTATGCATTTAATAAATATAGACTTCCAGTATATAATTTAGATAAGACCAAAAAATATAACTATTCTAAAAAAGCTTGGGAGCCTATCACCGCATTGACTGATGATTCTACGCCAACAAATGATTTATTTACTGAAGAAGAAAAAGTAAATGATTTAGGTATTAGAAGTGTACAGACATTAACTGTCGAAGATGAATATTTAAATTATCATTAAAATATAATTATTCCCAGAAGAGGTTAATCCTCTTCTGGGTTTTCTTTTACAATATAGTAATTGAAAGGAGAAATTTATTATGAAAATATCAAAAGACTTTACAGAAATGCTTAAGCAATCTTTCAGACACATTGGTAGCGATATCAATGCACAAAGACCAGCCACATTGTCTGATCAAACAAATATTACTTTTCTTAAGACTATAGATATTGATAAGACTGTAGTTAATCAATGCCAAGGGTTTACTTATGATCCAACAGTTAAGAGATTCATCTTAGGATGCTGTAGCCAAGATAACTCTAAACAACGTATCTATGAATTAGATGCCGATATGAATATTGTTAAATTTACTGATTTTGAGGGTATGGATAAACTAGGTCATGTTAATACATTATTTATGGATGGTGAAACTATTAGAGCTACGAATGGGGCAGCTAACGGTAGTCGTATTTNCAGCTAACGGTAGTCGTATTTATAATATTAACCGCAATGATTCTGGGGATCTTGTTTTAGGAGAGTTTAGAGATTATCCTGATAAGTGCTTTAATATTGGTAAAGACTTAGATGGCTCTGGTAGATATATCTCTATCGTCCCAGGTGAAGATAGTAAGTCTCGTAAAATAAGAATCTATACTGATAATACTATGACTACTAAGCAAGAATACATTGTGCAAGTAGATGAAACTAATCTAGACTCTAATGGTGCATATCTTAAAGGTGATACAATCATCTTTGCAGTTGCACGTAGACTTATTGAATGTCGTCTAATTGGTAATGAATTCAAAGTTATTAGAGAAATTGAAATGGAGCCATTCTGTGAAATTGAAGATTTTGTTTATGTTAATGGCGATATTTATATGTGTGCCAATTCTCATGATTACGTTCGGATTTATAAGTATTCTTCTAAAAGGTCTTATTATAATCATATCAATAATGATTATCTTAATAATGGTATTACGGTTGGTAATCAGGTAGGTTACCATGGTAGAACTACTGATGGTAATGCATTAGTTATTGCTAAGGTTAATAATAAAAACAATTTAGAGCTTGGTGATAAGAGAGCTAATACAACAGTGATTGGTAAAGAGTTTAAGCACTATAATGGTAATAACTCTTATACGGTATTGACTACAGCTCATTATAATACTGCTATATATAATAAGGTTACTATGGATGAAAAGCTTAAAGCTATTACTGATAGATTGACAGCATTAGAGAATAAATAATCCAGTAATTTTATTACCCCTAAACATTAGAGTATAAGACAATTATTACTCTATAGGAGGTCACTATGGGTATGAAAAATGTAGGAGCGTTCCTAAAGGAAGAAGGAACGTCTCTTATTTTTAAAGGGGATGGAGAACTAGTATTCTATATCCCAGAGAATTATTTTAGAAATGATGGTCATATGAAGTATGCTGAAGAAGCTGGTGAATATGTAAATACTTTAGGATTATTCTCTTATGAAGTATTTGATTCTAAAGGGAAATCTATCTATGGTATTAAACTATTCAGTCATCCAGTTCTAATCTCTACTATGCCATCATCTATCGATAAAGTAAAAGATTATATCTTAGACAAGAAGATTCCAGTTCCAGTGGATTATCGTATTCTACATTTTAAGAAAGATGATGTAGTTATTGTAAATACTGGTTCACCTGAAGATATTACCAACGTTGAAAATATGTTTAGACTATTCATGATTACTGGTAATATCCCTAATGTAATTGCATATGATAAATTACATTCATTCTTAATGGATTCTATCAAATTCAATGGTTCTTCTTTTGGTATCTCTGCACAGATGTTTGGTATTCTAGTATCTGAATTATGTAGATCTGTTAAAGATGAATCAGTTCCATTCCGCTTAGCTAAGGAAACTGATATGCATAAGTATAAACCATTATCAATTAAGATGGTACCTAAGTATATTTCTGCATTTACTTCCATTACTTCAGAAAACTGGGATGATGCGGTAGTCAACTCTATTATCAATAAGAATAAAGTTGACTCTCCAATGGAAAAGATCCTTATGCAATAGCCATAATTAACATATGAATAAAAGTTTAAATAGTATCCATCTAGGATTCGTTTATAACTATTATTTAAAATCTATTAAGGAGGAAATAAAAGATTATGATTGGTACAAAAATCATTCTTGAAGACCAAAGTTATATTCCCTCTCTGAATGTAGCCGACTCTACTACAAGACCAATTGTATTTGCTGGTTTTACATCTGATAAAGGGACTGAAGAATATACTAAATGGCAAGGCGATGATTTCTTCGATCAATATGGTGAAATCTCGTTTGCTCGTCATGGTCAACCATTACTCCAAGCTGCTAACGTAATCAACAACGGCGGTATTGTTTATGCAAAACGTGTTGTTGACCCAACTTCTCGTTTAGCTATGCTAGGTGTAGTTGCTCATGTGAAAGAAATTTCTCGTCAAGAAGCTCGAATTAAAATTGATCCATTGACTGGATCTCCTATTACTAAAGCTGATGGCTCTTATGTAACAGTTGATTTATATTGGAAAGCTACTGATGTAGCATCTATTTCCGATCCAGCACAACGCCCTACATACACTAAAGAAGAAGCTGGTGTAGATGGCATTGCTGCTATGTATAAAGTATGTCAAGTTAACTACTCTGTAGAAACTTTGGCTGCTGAAGAAAACGTTCATGGTAATGACTACGTTGCTACTGCAAAAGCATTCTATGACAAATATAAAAACAAAAAAGATAACAAATTCCCATTGTTCTTGATTATGGATAATGGTCGTGGTGTATCTCAAAAGAATATTACTATTTCCTTTGATTCCACTTTGTCTCGTTCTGCACAATCTGCACGTTACGTATTGGATATCGATGAAAACAGTAATACATTAGAATCTATTGTATTCTCTTTGAATCCTTCTGAAGTTGAAGCTGGATACAACTTATTCTTTGATTCTGTAGTTAAACGTACTTCTAAGCAAGTTAAATGCTATGGTTATGAAGACCAAATGCAATTATTCTATGCTAAAGTAGCAGCTATTGCTGGTATCTCTGAAACTCGTTTACGTGAATCCGATATCATTGGTGCTCGTACTTGGAAAGGTGATGTATTCAAAACTTTTGAAGTACTAGAATCTACTAATGATGGTGTAGCGACAGTTAAACTTGATAGCTTTGCTGGTCATCCATTGACTGGTGGTTATAATGGTGATACTTTCGGTACATCTCCTATCTCTAACTATAAAGGTGTAACTGATGCTACATCTGTATATGCTACAGAAATGGCTAAAGTATACAATGGTGCTTTCAATGATGATATCTATGATATCGATAACAACCCAATTGACATTGTTGTTGATGCTAACTATCCTCATATTGTAAAACGTGCTATTGAAACACTTTGTTCTTTCCGTCAAGACGTATTCTATTTCCGTGATATGGGTACTAAAGGTCTTACTAATCTTCTTGCAATCAAGAATGCTAAGACTTTGAATACTGGTGGTAATAACCGTTACGTTGCGACTTATTGTCAATACTTCGATATCTTCGATCCATATACTCGTAAACAAATTACAGTTACTATGGGTTATGCTATTGCTCGTTTGATTTGTATGCATTTCTCTAATGGTCGTTCCTTAGTATGTGCTGGTCAAAGCAATGGTTGGACTGTTCCAGAAATCATCGAAGGTACTTTATCTTACGTTCCTAAGATTACTCCTGCAGGCGACCAAGTTGCTGAAATGGATGATCTTCGTATTAACTTTGGTAAGTACTATAACGGTATCTTCTCTCTTGCATCCGAATATACTTCTCAAGATATCTTTACACAATTAAGCTATGCTAATAATGTATTGTCTATCCAAGAGTTGATTAAACAAATTCGTATTGCATGTCCTAAGTCCCGTTATAAATTCATTACTGGTACTGACTTTGAAGACTATAAACAAGACGTACAAGCAGTTATTAACAACAACGCTAATAAATTTGCTTCTATCTCTATTGACTTCAAATCTGATTCTGCATATGCAGCAAACAAAATTGTTTATGCAGTTATCCAAGTATCTTTCAAAGATTTCGCACAAGCTGAAATCTTCCGTATCGTTGCTATTCCAATTGCAACTACTGTTAGTGCTAATGCTTAAGGGGGATAAATAATATGGCTGGACGTACTGCTGGTGCTGTTAACTTTATCTTCGACGGCACTAAAGAAATTCGTGATTTGACACAATATGCCTTGTTCCGTGGTGTAACTGACTGGGCTAACTTACATCAATTTAACCAATTTGAATCTGGTTATGGTATGCTTATCGTTTTAACTATTCCAAACTTCTTGAAAGCTTTGGCAGCTAAAAGTGATAAATACCAAAAACTTATTGATACATATGTGCATGTATTGGAATATGAATTCCGTGGCTTAGATGGCATTGATAACATGACTTCTGATACTGCAGAATTGACAAATGGTGTTAAATCCATTAACGTAATCAATAAAGTTAATAGCCAATCTGGCTCTACCTTTACTATGCGTTATTTCGAAAAATCTGGTTCTATCATGACTAAAGTTCATGAGTTGTTCTTACGTGGTGTTAAAGACCCTACAACTCAAGTTAAACATTATCATGGTCTTATTGAAGATGGTACTATTAAAGAACCTGGTTTTGACCAAGAAGTATTTAGCTTCTTATATATTGTAACTGATAATACTTTGATGAACGTTGAAAAAGCATTCTATATCGTAGCTGCTCAACCAACTAACGCTGACTTGAATATCTACAATATCGAACGTGGTGATATTGGCTTCAAAGAATTGTCTGTTGAATTCTCTGGTTTCCCTATTACTAATACTATCATCAACCAAAAAGCTCAAAGCTTACTTGATTGGGTACGTAAAGGTACAATTTGGGATGAATCTGAAATGACTTACTCTGGTGTAACTCATATGAAACCATATAGTAATATCCTTACTCCTAATGGTGAAGGTAACACTGGTAAAGGCGTTTCTTATACTGGTTAATAGATTTTAATAATAGAATAAACAACAGTGGACTAGGAGTTAATCTCCTAGTCCATTTATTCTTTTTATTTGTGTAACAATATATTGACTGCGTATGAGGATTTAATGAAGATAATTAGACACAAAAACTCCTATATAATACCTACTAATAAAAATTTCTATACATGCTTCGTGAACAAAACTCATCATACAAATCAAAATCCTACGCTTGATTAACGTTTAATAATATATACATGGGAACTCCGATTTTGGACAAATAGATCAAAATTCTTCCATCAGGGGATGGATGGAAGACCTCTCTTCTCAAATTGCAATCTGCTAAAATCACATGAACGGACTTCCTCATGCGTAGTCATTCTTTCTTTGCTGCTGTGGGCAAAGTTAGTTTTCACCTTATCCAAATAAAAATAAACAACTTATGGTCATAGGCTTTAATAGCCTATGACCGTATTTTGTTGTATTAGTAACCACCGTCACCTTGATCTTGTTGTGTATTAGCAGCATATTCAATCTTAGTTGCTTCTTTAACACGCATAATCATTTCCATATCAATATAACTTTCAAGCATTTTACCTTTTAAGTTATTGAAGAAAATTTGTTTAGCGTTATCATCTAAGTCATCAGAGAATGCTTCCATTGCAGCTTGTGCTACATCATTAGCATTTTGAATGATTTGGTTAGTATTAGTTAGATTCAAGAACATCGGAGTTGGTAAGTTAACTTTAATAACAGCTGTTGGATTATTAAACTCACCTCTATAGAGTTTAGTCATAATAGATGATAAGAATCTATTAGCAACTGTTTGTCTATTATAGATTTTCTTTAAGAATCTACTATTGGACATAGATGCTTGAATAGCATAGTCCATAGATTGTCTTGCTTGTACTATTTCAAATGGTACATCAGTACTATTGACTGCCATTGATTGGAGTTTTTCCATCAAGTCAGTTTGTGGATCAATTTGTTGACCTTGCATAACTTCAAACTGTACTGGTGCATTACCACTATTATCAGTTGGAATAACAAAGTCATTGAATCGACCTAGGATGTTCAATACATTCTTCATAGATTCTAATTGACGCATATTGAAGTTTTGACGTTTCAATTGATCAATAGTAGTTAATAGAATCTTAGAGATATTTGTATCAATACCAGATTGTTTTACATAGTATACACGACGATCTTGTGCACGAGTCATTGCACCAATAGTATTGGTAATATATAGACCAATGAATAACTTAGCTGGTATCATAGACTTATATAAGTCAGAGATACCACGGTATGTATCTG